CATTGAATAATTCTACCCTATCGTATTCTAATGTAGATAAATTCTTTATGTATAAACCTACTACTATCATATAACATTATTTATTAAGTCAAATGAATATTCAAAATCTATTTCAAAGTTTATGTTTCTATCTAACAAATCAGTCTTATATGTAAATGATTGTGTTTTAACTTTTGCAGGTTTATTATCTAATAAAATAGTTTCACTTAAAAGTAAATCTTGAATCAATTCATTATAAGATTCGTAAACCCAACCTGTATTACATTTAATAGTTTTGTTTCCATTTATGTTAAATACTTTGCTTTGCCCTCTGTATACGTTATAATCAACTGCATCAGGAAGCAAATTATAATCTGAACCCTTTACACTTATTGAATTACTTTGTGCTTTAAAGAACGTTAAAAACTGCCACCCACCTGATGAATTTATAAATGCACATTCTACAGGAGTATATTTACATTCTTCAATTTTGTTTACATTTATTCTTAATATATCACCATCTTCTTCTACGATTAAACTTGAAACTAAATACGGTTCATAGTTATAATACAACGGTACTTTATAATTAAATACTTCTGAAGCACCTGCAGTTATAATAGTTTGTGTTACTAAATTAGTTCCTGCTGCATTGTAATATGAAACAGTCCAATCATAATCAGGATTTCTTTCTAACAATAAATTGAAATATGGAATATTAGTATTTGAATATTTATAATCAACCTTCAAATCTGGATTAACTAATTCTAGATAATTACTTACAACTGATTCATTATATCCATCTACATATTCTGTAAATCCTTGCACTCCTACATATGTTGTAGTGTCTAATAAAGTATAAGTAGAACCTATTAATTTATATCTTTTAACTTTACAAAAGCACCAAGCATTGTTATTTTCTATTGTAGGTGTAACTACTTTAACAGGATTTACAACATCTATAAATTCTTTTATATAGTTTGATATGTTCCAGGTTAGTTTTCTTTGTGTAGTACTTGGAATTAATTTAGTTAATGTATAGGTAGGTGATGCAGGTTCTGTTGTTCCTTTGTGCCACAAGAACACTTCTATCTTACCACCTATTTGCGATGCTTCATCTACTGTTATAAAATAAGGACTTCTGCTTTTTATTATATTCATTTTAAATCTTTTAAATTATAATCTACTATTGTTTCTATATCTTGTCCAAATGCTTTAATTAAATCAACATCTATATATTTCTTATATCCTGCTTCAAATGGTTTTGTAAAAAACAAACTTGGTTTAATTCCTTTGTGAAATATTGAACGAGTAATTAAATAAGCAGTTGAATCGTAACTTAAAAATCTACCTGACTTTCTATCACGAAATTGAAATCCTTTTTGTTTAACCCATTGATTTATTCCTTTAGTTAAACCACCTTTTTTACCTGTGCCACTACCAAATTTAAATGGACTATTCGGTGCTTTATTAGAACTTGTTTTACCTTTAACACCTTGGTCTACAAATGCTCCATAATCAGCCATTTGAAATCCTACAATAGTATATCCGTTTTCAGTTACTACTTCGCCTTTTAAACTATTATATAATTCCTTAGAATTATTTTTACCACTTTTAGATAGATTACTTCTTGATTGTTGAATAACATAATCCCTAAAACGCTTAATAGTCTTTTCTACTTCTAACATTTAGTCATCGTATTGTGTATTGCAATATCAAATGTAGTTGTAACACCTGCTAATTTGTTTTCAAATCTTTCTACAAAGAATTCTATTGATGCAGAACCATTTACTAATTCATAATCATCACTTAACGAACCTCTATTTAATACTTCTAAAAATCTATTTGCGACTGCTAATTGTGTGTTTAATACATCTTGTTCATTGTCATTGCCTATAAATATATCAGTTGTTAAATCTTTAGATTCATCTACAATATCCATACTTAAAATAGATATATTATAATTCAAAACAGCACCTTGATATGAAACTGAATTAACTATAATATGACTCAAAGGAAATATAGTCTGTTTGTTTAAATCAACTTTAAATATATCGCCAGTAGTTACTGTATTTACAAAAATATCTTCTTGTAATTGATTCTTTATAGCTTGTGTTATTTCGTAGAATGTACTCATTTATTTCTTTTTATTAAATCTGATTCTATTTGATTCTTTTGCTTTTCAAAAGTTAAATATGTTAAACATTGGTTAATTGGTAATTCGGTAATTCTATCAAAGTCGATAATGTTTCCTTTAGCAAGAGCATAGATTGAACTATACCAGCCCCACCTTTTTCCAAACTGGCTTGTTGCAGAATATTCTGTATCTGCTTGTCCTTCTCCAAATAAGTCATCGTACTGCTCAATAGTTCGTTGCCTAAAGTGTAAAAAAAAACATTAGCACCAAACACTACATCTAAAGGTGCGTGTTTCATTACATCTGAATATGTTATTGAACCATTATACTTTTCAATCTCATACGTGCTATTTAAGCCATTCTTTTTAATTGGTCTATATAATACTGCCATTGCTTTATGCATCTGCTCCCAATCGTTTATATACGTGTCTAAATCTGTATATTCACCAAAGGTCATATCATCTAAGTTAGGTATAAACCCAAATTCAACCCCACCCATTTTAAATTTATTTATAAACTTATGGTTTTTAACATCAAACATTTTACCAAGTGATTCAGTGATTTCAATTACTTCTTTGTATCTTATTTCTGCTACTTCTTTTAAGTCTATACCACAAAACGTTTGTACCATTTTCTGATGTAGAAATTCTTCATCTGTATTATCTTTAGCTATCTTTAAAAATGCCTGATACTGTGATAACTTAATTTCTTTTAATTCTGTTGGTATACTAATTTCAAACTTCATATTATTGTTTTTTTATATTAATAAAATAAAGTTGTAATTGTATTAAACAAAAAAAAGCAACCATTTCTGATTGCTTAATTTAGTTTCTAATGGATTATAAGTTCCAACGCTTTACACAGCTTAACTAATTTCTGTTGTGTATATTTTAAAAAAATTAGTAGTACTATATTTATGTGTAAATATTTCTAATGCTACTTGAACACTTGTACAAGTTATTATCTCTTGTTCAAAATCTTTTTCATCGCCATTATCGTAACGATACCAACCTTCAACTTTAAATGTTTTCATATGTTTTGTTTTTAATTATATACAAATATAACTATTATGTTTTAAATAAAATACATTTAACAAATATTTAACTATTCAAATAAGCAGAAGCTATTAAATACATTTGTTGCATCTTTTTAATTTCACCTATATTTCTTGGTAGGTTAATTCCTACTTCTACATTCTTAACGTGGTGTATGTAACATTGTATTGCTGCAATCATTTGTCCGTAGCTCATAATTAATATATAAAATAGTTTCCTTTGTTTGGGTTCTCTAATTGACTCATTATAGCATAACGCATAGCATCTATTGCGTGATTGTAAGAATCAATAGGCTTGTTCATTTTAACTCCTGTTTTATCTACCATCCAAATGTAGTTTCTTAATTCATTAATTAAGTTCTTACTTCTTGATGTAACATATATCTTATTTTGATTGATTAAATTAATACCATATAAGATTGAATCTTTACCTTTTGATACTGGCAATATATTATGACCGTATGTATTTAATTCTGCTATTGATTTTGGCTCAGCACTATCAGCGTAAATAATATCGTTTACTTCATTTGCTTTTAATAGATTAGATATATCGTTGTTTAACAAACCTTTCTTGTATATCAATTCGTCAAATATGTAAGCATCGTTATATTTATACATAGCTACTAAAGAAGTAGGGTCATTACTATAACCAAAATCCATTCCATAACATAATATCCTTGCATCTGTAGGCATATCTATTTCATTCCAATCAGTTATACATACTCCTTCTAAAGAACCTGTTTGTCCAAGTCCATATACTTGCCACCAATTTGCCCAATATGTAGATGTTAATGCTTTTAACTTTGCTGATTCTATTTCTTTTATTATAGTATCTGATAATGCTTCGTTATCTAAATACGTTAATGTTATAAAGTCTACATTATCTTGAGTAAGTATTTCTTTGTCAACCCAAAAAGAAGATGCTGGATTATAATCTAGCCATATATCGCCTGATGTTCTAATTGCCATTTGATAATAAGAATCAAAATCAATATTGTTACACTCATTAACGTATAATATATTTCTTCTTGCACCTCTTAATTTGTCAGGTTGGTCAACACTAAAGAATTCAATATAACTTCCATTTGCAAATGTGTATTTTAAAGTACTCTTATTAAAGTTTGCATCTGTATATCTACCAAGTGCCATTATAATCTTTAAAAAGTCTTTTAATGCACCTCTACGTAAATGTGGTATTGATTCTGATACTACACTTATTTCAAGCATAGGTTCTTTTATTGCTTTATCAATTAACAAAGGTAGAATACCAAAAGTTTTACCTGCTGATGTTCCACCTCTAATAACTTTAATACGTTGCTTTAAACGCAATAACTTTTTAATTGCAGTAGTTACTATAAATTCCATATAATAGTGTCTTAAACTAAGTCTAAATCATCTATATTAAATATAGGTTGTTCATTCGTTACAGTTATGTCTTTAGTTTCTCTTGGTTTACCTGCGTAATAGTTATAAAACAATTGAGTAAATTTAAAGTCGCCTTTCTCTAATCCTTTTTCTAATGCTTCAAATGCTAAAGGTTCTAATGCAGATAATTTCTCAATCAGCTTAACTTCTTCTGATTTTGATTTACGTCCAGCATTTTCTCTTTTACCACCGTAATTAGTTTTATTTTCCATCTTGAAATAATTTGATTATTCAATTTAAAAATAAACATTTTTGTTTATTGTTTATATCAGTTCATCAATTTCTATATTATGATGCTGCAATAGTTCGTATATTTTATCAAAGACTATTTCTATACCATCTTGTTGAAACTGTGATGTAATAGAATCGTTTAGTTGATTGATTAAACCTTTTTTTGTGTTATATACCAATTCAAATATAAAGTTCGCCATATCCATTGCTTTAACTGTAGCAAGGTATTCTGTATTATCTTCAGGTAGATTAAATTCTAATATTGCTTTCATTTTGTTTTATTTTACATTGTTTACATAATAATTCTTTAGTCGCAGGACCTGTAGATATAATAGTTCTACATATATTGCAAAGCATAGCACCTCTGCCATTGTTAAATTTATGAATTGGTTTCATTCTTCATCTGTTTTAGGACCACAATCACAATATGAAGTGTGACCGCAATAACATTTAGTTTCTCCTTTTATTTCCCAATAGTAATCACATTCTAACCCATTGTTTGGTGGTTTACAAAAATACGATTGACGATACTTACTTGGTTCTGCTTTATATCTGTAACAAGTTGAACTTAATTCGCAGTTGTTACCATTACACATTGTTATATCTGGCATAATTATTTATTTAAATTTTTAAAATAAACTTTTAATTTTTGAATCACACTATCATAATCTTCATTTATCCATTCAAATATTTCAGCAGATGAATAAAAATAAATTTTACAATATCCTTCTGATTGTTTACATCCTTCTTGAATAAATTTAATATCAGCAGTATCAATT